CAAATGGCTCCGATACTTGAGGACAAGGTCGCTCAACTTAGTTCTGAAATACTTAATGATCTGGCTCCTCAGTTCAAGGGAGATAACGAAGACCCACTGGTCGAGCTGAGAAAAGAAGAGCTTGAGATCAAGGCCGCTGATGTAGATCGCAAAGCTGGTGAGGCACAACAGCGTATTGATATTGAACAGGAACGCCTAGATCGCAACATGGACATGGCAGAAGATCGCCTATCAACTCAGGTTGATATTGCTGACATGAAGAACGATACTGCGCAAGATAGGATTAATTTACAGCGTGAGGCCCAGATGGCCAAGACC